CATTTCCTTTTCGGGTTCTTGTTCTTGTTGTGGATATACCTCAACATTTTGACCATGATATTCTTGTGCGAAACCTAAATTAATAAGCTGGTTTGCTTTTGCATTCAGTACATCGCAAACATTTCCGACAATAAAATTATCATAGTCCTTAATAAATATTATTTTCATATATTATTGATTTTAAACAAATAATCTTGTACCATCCAATATATTTTATCTTCCATTATAGGATCCCCAGTTGTTTCATCTTCAAACACTACCCAATCTACTTTTGCATTTGCATAAGTACCTCTTTTATTATCAAGTGCTACTCTTAATGCATCAGCAACGGTGTTAGTAGTGTCATAATTTTTAGAGTATATGAAAAAGTTAATTTTAAATTCATCCTTAGGACTAATTAAATTTTTAACTCTTGTAGGATTTGTATTTACTTTTGTGTAAGTAATATATGGGTAAATAACTTCCATAGGTGCTTCTTCCGGATAAATCCTTGTACCTATTAAAGTAACCAAATTTGCATTTGCAGCAACCATAGAATAAATTACACTTCCAATATTCATTATGTTCTCGTATATGTTAATCCAGCACTTCTGGTTTCCCTTTCAATAATTCTTTCAGCACCTCTTATAATTATGTCACCCGTTCTTTTTTCAGCCTTAATAAAACCTTGTAACAAAGCCTTATTTCTAAATTCATTTGCACCACCAAATACAAAATTGGCATAGTATGCATCTGATTTATTTATACCATCAAATGGTCCTTTGTCCATTTTAGTTGGATATTGTTTTAATGGTCCAATAACTATCGTGTCTTGTCTTCTTAGCCTTGGTTTAAAAGGGTTAATTACTTTTATACTATTCCTTAAATGACCAGCTTTGTAAGTAACCTTTATTCTACGCGTTGACTTTTTACTTTGTATATACCTATAATGTTCGGGAAATCTATATACTGGTATTTGTGGTTTAATAGCATCAATCATAGGTTTTGATGCATTAGTAATAATATCAACTTTATTTTTATTCCAATCTCTCATCGCATTAGTTCTTAAATGCTCTAATGCTTTCATTACATCCCTATCATATATTTGTAATGTCATGGAGTATTCTCCCATTACAAATTTACCACCTTGTTCAGCTAATCTTTGTTCGTTCCTTGCCCTTGTATAAGCAACACCCCTTTCCGTATGTGAAAATGATAATGGTCTTCTTGGCATTAGTACGATGTTCTAAATGTTCCTAAACAATCCATAAATCTTCTATCGTTACTTACCTCTATTCTTTCGATTTGAAATAAATCACTACGATATAAAAATCTACTTTTAATAGTCACATTTGTGTTATAACGAATAGTAAATAAAATCTTTTGCTGACCTACAATCTTATCAGCGTCTTCTTCCTCAAAGCCTGTTTTATAATCAACAGATGCCCACAAGGTAGAGATATTTGTAAAAGTTTCTGATTGAAAACCACTATTAGATTGAGATATTGTTCTGTTTTGTAAAACAACTCTTTCCCTCATTTTGCCTACAATCTCACTTTTATTATACCCAATCATACTTGTATCTATTTAACATTATGTCAGTAGCCGTTGGCATTTTGTGTACACCGTCACCACGGTTATCATACATAGATGCAACTAATTTTAAAATTGCTATTCTTATGTCTGATGGGCAATCTGTAGCATTTATTCCATATCCAGCCGTATATGTAATAGTTACGTCATTTAAAGACAAATAAGTATCGGGAAAGTCTTGGTCTACCGCCTCTGCAATAATACCTCTAAAAGTATCCACTTCATATAAACTTGGTGATAATACTTGAGATACACCATTTTCATCCAAGTAAGTAATGGAAGATACCGCAACACAAGGATAAACTAACAGTTTAACTACATTTTCATAATCAGTTGCCACTTTGTAACTTGATGGAAAACGCTCTAACTTTTGTATGATAGTTTTTGTAAGAGTAGATATATTTTGCCTTGATTCTACCGCTTGTCGGGCAGCCTTTAGCATTGTAGCAATAAGAGAATCATCAGTTGAATCATCAACTTTCAAATAATTTTTGACTTCCGCAGATGTCCATAATTCATTTGTCTGATCAACTGTTACTCTCCAAGGTTTCATCTCTTAATTGCTTTTTTTGGTTTAGAACTAATCTTAGTTTCGATTAAAGGTGCATTGTCTTCGACAACAACTTTATTTCCAACTATTTCTGCTAACCCTGCTTTTATTAATTCCTTTGCCGTCATCTCATTTAATTCAGCCACATCCCCCTGGAAATAACCAAGGGAATGTGGTGAACCTGAAGGAGATTTTATGAATCTCACTTTCATCTTATGGGTTTTTAGCTACAAAGTACGCAGTGTATTTTGTTGATTGCGTACCAACACCAGTTAACACTAATCTATATTTTGTGCCACCGATTAAAGCATCTTCATTAGATTGCACCAAACCGTTTACGTTTAATGTGTCCATGACTGCTACGCTTGTATAATCAGTAGAACTTGCTGCTTGTAATACAGTTGGTAAAATATAAGTAGTACCTGACAAATTAGTTGCAACAACACTCCAATAACCACTCCACGGACTAAGTAACTTTACCGGAATAGTTATTGTATCTATTTCAGTATTGGTAATTGTATCACTAACTGAATAAGAATAAAACGTACTTGATGCATCATCATAATTAGCGTCAAGCGTTTTGCTACGGTCGTTTTTAAATGCCGTCAATCCAATGGCAGCAAAAACAAACAAACCAATTAAAATATTCTTCATTTTATTAAGATTTATATGCCAGTAATATCCGCATCTTTAATTGCGGCAAATGATTGAGCGTGACGAACTGCAGCATCCCACCAAGAGTTAACTACTATGGTAACTAATGCATTTTTGCTTGATGAATATGGATCAACCACAACATCTAAACCAGCCCATTGTCCAATTAACAATTCAGCAAAGTTTCCAAAGATTACAGAATGTAAACCAGTTCCACCGCCTTTAGTTAAATCGCTTGGTACTTGAGTAGAAACATAAGCACGGTAACCATTTAACAAGTCAGTTCTAATTCCTTGTTGTCCTGCTGGTGGCGCACCGTCCGACCAAACAAATTGAGCAGTACCACTTGCCTTTTCAGTATTCTTTAAGAAACCTCTTACACCAGGTGTAGTAAGGTAAGCCAAAGTACCAAAATCAGCGTTATCAGTTGCTAATGCAGTTTCAAGGTCAATAATGTGCTTGTAAGTAAGCGGACCACCATCAGTACCGATTGCAACAGAACCAATACCAGCAGTATTTAAAATACCGTAGAATGGCTGAGTTGAATTGTCACCATTAATTAAAGCATAATCTAATGCTCTATTAACGGCTTCACTCAAACGATTTCTTACAAAGTTTTCTACGTCAATAGATGATTGAACAAGTAACTGCTTTGAAATATCAGTAAATGCACCCAAACGATTTGGTGACATACTGATTTTATCAAAAGTTGGACTTGTTTCGTCATTGGCAGAGTTTTCAGTTTCCCAAGTCGCAGTAGCCGCAGCATCATTACGAGGGAAATCTAAATTACCAGTCAATCCTGTAAGCAAAGTTGCACCAGCTTGAATAACTGCTAATCTTGGGTCAAGAAATGGAATTAAATCACCCAAAATGGTTGGTACAGTATTACCACCAGCAGTTGCAGTACCAGCAGTCATATCCCTTTTCTCGCTCTTTACAATCATTTTAGGAATGTAAAGATTACCAGATGCGGAAATACCAGCTTGTTTAAATTCTCTTTCAGCCTCTTGGTGCATCTCTAACTCTAAACCATCAAGGTTTTTGTTATTAGCAATAAGATTAGCTGCTCTAAGGAATGAATAGCCTTTCTTAACTCTTTGCTCATCGTTAACTTTGTTTTCGTTAACCCTGGTTGCAGGAGTAGCCATTCTTTTAGACTCGGCCTCAATCATCAAATGATTATCAATATCATTTTCTAAATTGCTAACCTCTGTCCTAATTGTGTTTAACTTTGACCTTTGATCGTCATTGGCATTTGAACCCAATGTTTCGATGGCAGAAATCAAAGATCGCATTTCTTCTATTTTAGCGGAACGCGATTGCTTTAATTCATCAGATTTCAACATTTTAATAATTTTTTAAGTTGTTTAAAAATTCAACAAACTCATTGAAATTGCATTCCGCTTTTTCATTTTGTTGAATATGTCTTTCCATGTTTCTTGCAGCAACAGTAGTATTCGGATTAGCCGGATACGTTACTGGAGAAACATCATATACTTTGTCAATTTTTTTAATTGTTCTCTTCCATCTACCATCCCTCATTTCCCATGAGTCACCATTATCTTTTAAAGAAAATGCAAAAGATGACTGGTAAACATCACCTCTTCTGATTAAAGTCATAACATCACTTGCAGCATTTGTTTCTGGTGGGTCAATAGTATATTTTAATTTATTACCTTCCCTTTTTATCTGCAAAGTATTATTCCTTACCCTTCCAAGTACAATGTTTTGGTCATGATTAAATAAAGCAGCAGCTTCACTAAAATCAGCACCATCAAAAGCATCCATGTCAATTTCCTCATCAAAATTACCCATGTCATAGGGGCTATCCATAGAAGATGCAGTACCTTCTATTTTTCTTTCCTCTACTGTGGAAAATTCTATGTTAAAATATCTTGTTTCCATATTCTATTGTTGTTGAACATTATTTTGTTGACCTTCAGCAGGAACTTCCCTACTGTTTGAGGCTAATGGCATACCAAACTTATCACCACCTTCGTATGGGTTAAATCCTTCCAAGTTTCTAATCTCATTAGGTGCAATCGCTCTAATGTTGTACAATTTAGTGTAAAACTCTGCTCTTGCCATAACATCGCCTTTGTATAACTCTTCAAGGTCTAATTTAACGTAATACTTTCCCCAATCTTTCTGTGGGAATAGTTTTGTGTTAAATTCATTCTCAATTCGCTTAGTCCATGCGCGTAATGTGTATTGAACAAATATTCTGTTTAATATCTCAATATTTGTAGTTGATATATTGTTGTTACCTAAAAGCAAAAAGCCTGGAACACCAGTCAAATTTGAAATATCCTCAATGGTTAACTTTCTTGCATCAATATCTGCTGCCTCTAATCTTGAGGTTATCGGTTTAAATTTAAACCCTGCTTGTAGGAAGGCTACACCTTGTTGGTTATTAGGTCCTGAGTGTTTATCTGCCCAAGACTTCTTAATTACATTTAATTGGTCTTCATTTAGGATAAGATCTGTTTCAACCGTACCACTTAAATTAGTTCCTTTAGCATAAATGTCATTACCATAGTCAATCTCGTGTAATGCCCTTGATAAAGTTGTTTTACCAGCTTCAATAAGACTTTTGCCCCAATATCCATTATCACTAAAGGATTTTATATGTAAAACCTCAGATGAACTATAAATTTCCGTACTACCTTCTAATTTATAATAAAACTCATCGTTTATCTTGTACATCTCCCAAGGAACATCAACCAAATGTAAATCAATTACATTTCCTGCTTGATTCCTATTAGGTATAATAAGTACATTGCCACTTTTGGTTGACATAGAACCATTAACCGCTTGTCTTACGATGGCTTCACGAAAACTAAAGGTATCGTACTTACTTGACGGTCTGTATTTGATTAATGAATACAATGGATGGTTTATAGCCTCAACCACATTACCATCAGCCTTAGTTTCGTATATAGAAAAAGGTAAGGACGCTATTTGCTCTGATAAAATAGATAAAGCCCTAAAATAAGCAGGGATAGACAAAGAGGTTTCATGACTAACCCTTCGTTGATTAGTTCCAAACAATTCCTGGTACAATTTCCAATCTTTGGCAGGACCTAAATTGGTAATTCTACTCCTTTTAATGAATTTTACTATTTTATTCAAAAATTCCATACTGCAAAGATGATTATTAATAATTTTATATGCAAATAAAAAAATTAACCAATTATCAAATTAAAATCCAAATTAATTTTGTTCTTAGGGTCAATAGCCTCGCCAATAGCCATTGCAGCAGCAACCATGCCGTCAATTTTTTCATTAGATTTCCTTTTATCAAACTTAACCAAACCCGTTGAATTTAAAATTAATGCTACATTTGACAACATCCACTTTGCCACCGGATCGCCATCATGAAATATTTTTTTACCAATAATCATTTTCTCAAACTCACAAATTGGTGTATTCATTTCGGGAAAACTTTGTGGGAAGGGTTTTACATTAACTCCTCTTTCTTGTAATGAAATAACAACGTGAGTTGCTCTCCATGGGTCATAGGCAAGGCTTCTAATATTGTATTTTTGAAATAATAGGTAAATATCGTTGATAATTACATCGTTATCTACAATATTACCGTTAGTAACCTTTATGCTGCCGTTTAATGCCCAATCCATGTAGGGAACACCATCTCTAAGACTTCTGTCCTTGACATTTTCTTCGGGAATCCAATATTTCCATATAACAAAGGCTGGTTTATTGTCAAATTCGGGAAAAAACAAGCAAAAAGCACTAATATCAATTGTTTGAGCCAAATCCAATCCACCGAAAGCTGGTCTGTTCAATAAAAAGTCATCAGTAATTTTCATTTCGCACTCATTCCACATATTTTCATTAATCCATGTAGCGTGAGTGTTAGTCCAATAGTTTAGATTCTTTGTCATAAAGCCAATTTGCTTGGCTGCACCTTCATTTATAGCTTTTGTGTATTGGTCTTGTAAATAACCCATACCAATAGTGACATTCATGGATGGATTTGATTTAATCCAATTTTCGCTATTTTGCCAATCGTCATCCTCATCTAAAGAAAATATCAAAGGAAACACCGCATCATCGTGTTTATGGCCTTTAATTATATCTAGACACACTTTCCTTAATTGATAACAGGGACTTTCCTTATTAAATCCTGCGGTAGTGGTAATTAGGATTAATGGCTGACTTCGGCTACCAATACCACTTTCCATAATTTCAAGCACCGAACTATCGGGATGCGCGTGAAATTCATCCACTATTGCCACATGGGGATTTAAACCATCAAGTGTTTTGGCATCCGATGATACAGGAATCATCTTGGAATTTGATCCGGTAGAGTAAATTGAATGCGCTCTGACTTGAACCATTTTGTTTACCGCTGGGCTATCCTTCTTTAAATAATCTAAAATGACTTTTGCGGCATCCCAACATATCCTTGCCTGGTCACGGGTAGTGGCAGCCGTGTAAATCTCCGCACCTTTTTCCTGATCAAGAATAAAACAAGCCACGGCAGTAAGAGCAGCAGTTTCCGTTTTGGCATTCTTTCTTGATATTTCAAGGTAAACTTTCCTAAATCTACGTTTTTTGTCAATTTTACGCTTCCAACCAAATATCATTGCCCAAAAAAACTCTTGCCAAGGCATAACATTGACATTCATCGCTGCATACTCGCCTTTAGTCAATCTACATACCTTCATGAAAGAAATATAGGTATCTGCAGCCTTTTGGTCATAATAGTAAGGGAAATTGTTGTTTTCTGACTTCTTTACGTCATCATAGTGCCTTTGAATAGCTAACCTTGCATATTCCCCAATCAATTCGTTTTCTAAGTCAAACATTATGCGTTTTTAATCAACTTCATAATAGGGTCTTCTTCTTTTTTGTCCGCTCTGTTAAAGTATTCCAGCTTCAACCTTGCCTTCGGGTCAAGACCAAACCTATCAGACATATCGTTGTAAATCTCAACCGACTGTTTAAACATCGTCCACTCTGGGGATATCTGCTGAACACCGTTAGGGTAAACAACCACACCATCGTTTTTAAGGATATTGTTAGCAGCGTGTTGTATAACTGTCAATAACCTTGCCAACATATTGATAGCGATGATGTCTACATTGTAACTTGCATCGGCAGATTCAAGATGCTTTTTTACTAATTCAACAGTATTTTGCTCCTCATCGCTTAAATCAAATGGATTATGGGCAATTATCTCTTGAGGTGTAATTCTTTTAACTCTACTTGGTTTTAAAGTACCTTGCAAATCTTTCAACTTCTCCGTTTTCATTTTAATTTACTTTTTTGTTTATAATAGCCTTTATTATGTCATCTTTAGACGATGGAAGGTAATAACCGTCAGAACTTGCCATCCTTGCTGGTAAAAAGCCTCTACCTTCCATATTACTCTTCACATGGTGACATCGTTTGCACAAAGTAAACAAGTTCCGCTCATCATATGGATGACCACCGTCTAAGATTCTTATAACGTGATCCGCAATGCCATTGTTGTTACCGTCCGAGCAATCTGTGTAAATGCCTTTAGCCTCGCATACCTCACACATTGGCTTCCTTGTCTTTTGCAAATGGCGAAGACGCTTCCACAACGGAGTGCCGTAAAACTTGTTTTCCTCTTGGTTTTGGTGCGGTTTCCTCTTTACTGGGTTTTCAAACCGACGATATGATTTATTGTTTAATATTGGCATATCACAAAAGTACAATTATTTTTTTATACCCACCCTTGATATTTATGGATTGATTCAAGATTGAC